TTTACCTTGTTGATGGTTTCGGTAACAACCGGATCTTTTGTTATGTTGAGCGTTGCCAGTGCATCGCAGACCTCGTTGACCGTTCCCAACAGCCCGGCGAAGCGCGTACCTTTTGCGTCGTCTTTCGCAAGGCGTATCTGCATATCGTTGACGAGCTTCTTGAGCCGTTCACCGATAGTTTCCACGGCTTTATTTAACTGCTCGCTGATCTGCATCTCAACGCTCCGGCGAACCAACTGTTGCGACGCTTCGCTTAAACCTGCGATGCGTGTATCAGCAGATATTGGAATCGGCTTTGAGTAATTATCCACACCGTACTTTGCCCGGAAGTCGTCCTTCGATGGGAAGCGCGACTCATCGAACATCCCGTTCAGTTTCCGTTTTGCCTCTGCCTTGATCTCGTCGTACATTCCAACCACCTCTTCGACGGTGTCGTTGTAGTTTCTTACGAGCGGCGCAATGCTGTCGAGCAGGGGCATGAACGCCTCCGCCGTAACAACGCGCCATCCGCCATCTTCCCACGGCAGGGAAGCGGTCTTCCAAAACGACTCCAAGCGGCTCTTGGCCACCCCGATTTTGTGCTGTATGTGCTTTGGTATGTATATCACCTGCAGGTCGCAGGAATCATCCTCCGCGCCCTTGCTGACCTCGAACTCTCTGGCAAGGTCATTCTGTTTGCGTACTCCGTTCCAAAAGTGAACGGTTAACTTTACCTGAACGAGCGACTGCAAAACCTCATTTGTGCATTTTGCGTTAATTGCTTTTTTCGTTGTCATTTTCGATACTCCTTTTTTGTGCATTTACCAACCGACGTTTCCATTTCCGTATTTTCTCTTTTGCTTTCTCTTCCTTGGTCTCCCACGTCGCAATCATAACGAGCGCGTGGTTTATCGCTTCCTCTCTTGTCAACCGGCCAACTCCTACCCGATCAGGATCGCCTGATTTTCTTTTGTCCATTTTTGGAACGATACCGTTGTTGCGACTGCCGGAACTCGGTCGGCTCTGCATAACCCTTTAAGCAGGGTGGCCGCAAACTCCGCCGGGAGCCGCACACCGTACCGGACGTACTTTTCGGCCTCGTCCTTGTTCTTGACGTTGGCAACCAACGCGCAGGTGAGCGCGTAGATTACGGACGGGTTCGTCGGGAGCTTGCACGCTTCAGGAGCGTCCTGAATATCCTCAAGGCTCGGTGCCTCGCTGATAAGTTTTTCCGTGGCCATGTACTCAATCGCACCGATCTTGCCAAGCACGCCAACCAACGCAGGAAACAGAATGTCGTCCGTCTTCATGGTCATAGACTTCGATGCCTGCATGATCCGGTCGGCCATCTCCAGCGTGCGGTCATTGCAAACCGCCAAGTCTGTAAACGTCTCGTACTTCTTGATCAGGTCGGCCCGGTATTTTCTGAACGCTCGCGTTGCAGGGAGCAGGTTCTTTCCGTCGGCCCAAGCGTCCCACGACTCGGCGTAGCCTTCTGCGTGCGCCGATACGTAGAGGAAGCACATCCTCGTCCGGTTGGCCTCGCTCAACTGCGTCGTATAAATATCCGATACGCCGTTCATCGCCGCCGCAACGTAGACGCTGTCGGCCAGCGTATGACCGTGGAAGAACCTGTCGAGTACAAGCTGGAGGCAGGCGTTCTGCATCTCCGGCGTTCCCCGATCTAGTTCATCCAAGAACAGAATGCCGAACGCATCCTGCTGGTCGAACGGAATAAACGTAGGCGCGTAGTTGTCGAGTATTTTCTTCTCAAGGTCGGGAACCGGGACACCCATGTCACCGGGTTCCATGCGGCTCACCGTAACGGGCCACAGCCGGGCTGTGCGCGTCACGGTCTTTTTCTTTAACTGCGCCGCCGCCGCGATGTCGTTATTCAACTCCTCGATGGTCTCGCGCATCGTGGATGTCTTTGCCGTAGCCGGGCTTCCGACAAAGCACAGGGGAACGTTGGCCTTCCAAAGAAGGCGTACGCAACGCTTCCCCTGCTCCGGATTAATAAAAGGCAACTGGTTTGTTTCGTGTGTCATGTTTTTAACTCCTCATACTTGCGAACCCTACCAACGCAATCTCCATCGCTGTCCCTTTCTGTTTATTCCTTTCGTGTTCGTGTTTTTGTTTCGAATAACTGACCCTGTAAATTGTCCTGCCGTTCTCGGTCGGCAGGGTACCGGGCCTGCAAAAGCGTATAGCCGCTCGTGGCGGTTTCGTGTTTTTCGTACCACCCTCGTTCCGGCCTTGTGCCTCAAGGCACCTCGTCAAGAACCGTTTTGATGGCGTTGCAGGAATTAACCTGCCTGACGTAAGGCCGTCTGGTTTAGCTTACTCGGCATGCCGTAACCGGAGCCAACCGCGCCTTGGGTTTCTCGTCCCAACTCAAAGGGGCCGTCTCGCTCCCCATGCGCTCCGACCTTGCTCGGAGAAGACCCTTTGCAACCCGAACGCTGTTACCGGATTTTCCTCCGGTCGTCGCGTTCAAAAAATAATCAATTCTTATTTTCATGAGGCCACTATAAACTATCGCAGGAAGGAAGTCAAAAGAATTTTCATAAATAAAACAAGGCTTTTAACCCCATGAATACAAGGGCTGAACGCGCCAGTCAAAAAATGTATAGCTGGCTTTGATTTCTTTTGAGATGATCCCGGTATGAAAAAGAAGAAACCAGCATCAAGACAATCTATCTGGCAGGAACTCCACAGGCAACAGGGATTGTGCCTGATGTGTTCAGCTCGCCATGCGCCGGGCCGGGTTCTCTGTTCTGTTCATGCCACAATCCAACGCATACGAGTAAGGAGTAAGTCCGGTTGGAACCGTTGGAAACCCGGCGGTCGAGGCAGGCCTCCCATTACGGAGAAATAACATGGCAGGAGAAACACTAGGACAGGCACAAACAGCAGAAGAAGTCCAGCTCCGGGCTCGTGAACTCTTCGTCAACGCCCTGAAAGACCACCAAAAATCCTACCCGTTGGCCCTCCGATCACTCGCTACTAGGTGCGCGTTGCTCGAAAAGTACAAAAACGCCTGCGACAAGTTTTTAGGATTTCGGAATGGTGACTGCCCGTAAACATTGGCGATTTCTGATTCAGCCTTAGGGCTACCCTTAAGGCTGTGCGATCAGTAAAGTAATACTTGGCTTATGATAGAGCAGAGCAGAGCAGAGCAGAGTAAGAGCAGAGTAAGAGCGCGGTTCACGCGCTGGGTAAGTTTGGAGGATTATCTCATTGAGTAAAAAGAGCAAGACAACATCGAATGGCAGGGACGATACCGAAAACCCAAAGTCGGACTACTGGAAGAAGAAGGCCTGCTTGTTGTGGTATGAGTACATCCACAGAAAGTTCCATGACCGCTGTGCCATGCAGGGAATCGGAACATGCGACGGGCCTCTCGAAGCGCACCACATCGTTACGAAATCCGTACGCTCCCTGCGGAACGACAGCCACAACGGTATCCTGCTCTGCAATTACCACCACCAGCACCACGCAATGGCTCCGCATAAATCCAACTCGGCGTTCCTGATGTGGCTGGCCCAAACACACCCCATCCTCCACGAAGCCATCGACCGCCGCTGGCGCATTAGTGGATTCGACTACCGGGCCGACGCGCTTCTCCTCCAAACCAAACTGCAGGAACTCCCAGAATGAGATCATCCTGTTATTCATCCGGCTATATAGGAGACAAAAACCCCAATGAAATGGGCTTTTTTCAATTGCCCCTGTTTGGCCCCACGTTCGCCCAAGTTTGGTTGTTTCTCCAGAAGGCATTACCATGCCACCTACCCCAGAACGTCGTTTTCGCAAGTCTGCTAAACCATGCGAATATGCCAAAGAATACGCATATCTTTTTTCAGGCAATTTGGGACTATATGGCACTGGGACTTATCAGCGTAGTCCGGGAATATCGCGTTCCCGTACAAATACTGTGCCTTTTTCTAGATTTTTCCAAACAATTAGAAGATTCTTATGACAGTATAACTTGCAACAAAGGATAATCCATGAACGTAACATTCACCATTCCCGGCAAACCAAAAGGCAAAGAGAGACCACGTTTCTTCCGAGCACGTAACTTCATAAAAAGCTATACTCCAAAAGAGACTGCCTCATACGAAAACCTCGTGAAGGTCATGTTCTTAAGCGTTGCACGTAAATCCGGATGGAAACTACTGCCGCTCGGTCAACCACTGTCGGTAAAGATAATCACCCACTCCACCATCCCAGCAAGCTGGTCACACAAGAAACAGGGATCAGCTTGGTGGTGTTGCTCCAAACCAGATGCCGACAACATAGGCAAGATAGTCTGCGACGCTCTGAATGGCATTGCCTACCACGACGATGCTCAAGTAGTTGTACTCGAAGTACGGAAAATGTACAGCTACCACGCTCACACTATAATTACACTGGAGACTCTTTAGCATTGACGCACTGTATATATCTGCCCGATAATATCCGGCATGAGAAAAAGAAAAGGAATTATATAAACATGACACTGCTTCAGCTATTCATCGTCGGCTTGATAGTGTTCATCATCTGGAGACCAGTAGGGCCATGAGAAAAACTCTGTCCATGAAACAGACAAAGTTCATTGCCGAGTACATCAAATCTGGTAATGGAACGAAAGCCGCCATCAAAGCTGGGTACTCCCCAAAGACTGCTCAAGAGATAGCTTCAGAAAACTTATCAAAACCTTTGATTGCAGAGAAAATCGCATCACTTAAAAAACAAATTGAGTCAAAAGCAGTGATGACGAAGCAACGTGCGCTTGAGATTATTTCTGAAATTGCTGAAACAGATTTATCTGACTTCTTAACTGTCGGTTCCGATGGCGTTACGTTCTTTGATTTCGGGAAGGACACCACGAAGAGGAAAGCGTTGAGGAAAGTCAAAACGAAAACAGTGCGCGACGAGGCCGGGAATACCGTTATCGAGACAATGTTCAACGAGCTTGAACTGGAGGACAAAGTTCGGGCGATTGAACGGCTGTCGAAGATGATGGGATGGGATACGCCGGAGAAACAAGAAGTGAATCTGTCAGGGACTTCCATAGAGCAGGTCTTAAAAGACATAGCTGAAAGCGGAGGCAAATGGTGGAGACGAAGAAGCGTAAAGAACGGGCTCCCACATCAGAAGTAACGGACGCTAATCTTGCGGACTCGATGTGGCGGCTCAATAATTTGTACTGGATACAAGACAAGGCCGGGAAGACCGTCCTGTTCGTTCCAAACGTTGCACAAAAGAAACTGTACGACGATCTGCACTCACGAAATTTAATCGTCAAAGCCCGGCAACTTGGGTTCTCAACTGGTATTGACATCTTCATGCTGGACTGCGCTCTGTTCATGCCGGGGTTCCATGCAGGGATCGTGGCCGACACGGAGGACACCGCGCAGGATTTGTTCCGAACAAAGGTTCAGTTTCCATACGAGCATCTCCCTCCATCGCTTCAGTCTGCCGTAAATATTGTCACTGCAAATAAATCCATGTACGAGTTCACAAACGGAAGCGCGGTGGAGGCCGGGGTGACGTTAAGAAGCGGCACGTTCCAGTCTGTACACGTTTCAGAGTTCGCAAAGATAAGCGTTGAGCATCCCGAACGCGCTGACGAAATTGTTTCTGGCTCTCTGGAAACAGTCCCGACCGATGGCATAGCGTTCATCGAGTCAACGGCGCGTGGCCGGGGTGGACGCTTTTACGACTACTACAAGCAGGCCGCGAAGAACAACATCAAGAACCTTACCGATCTAGACTACAGACTGCACTTCTTTGCGTGGTTCAACTCGCCCGAATATGAGATTGACCCATCGGGTGTTGTAATGCCCGAACGACTCACGGAATATTTCAATACGTTAAGCGTGCCGCTCTCGCCGGGCCAGAAGGCGTGGTACTGCAAGAAGGAACAAGCACTGGGCGAAGATATGAAGCGCGAGTATCCATCCACCTGTGAAGAAGCGTTTGAGCAATCGCTGGAGGGAGCATACTTCACACGGCAACTGGCACAGGCCCGGAACGAGGGCCGTATCTGCGTCGTGCCGCTAGATTCACACCTGCCTGTTGATACGCACTGGGACTTGGGTATGGACGATTACATGGCGATCATATTCACGCAGAAACACGCAGGAAAGATTCGTGTGGTAGATTTTTTTGAATGCAACGGCGAAGGTTTGCCATTCTACGCCAAGGTTCTGCAGACCAAGGGATACAAGTACGGACAGCACAACGCGCCACACGACATTCAGGTAAAAGAACTGTCCGGCAAGACGCGGTTGGAACAGGCCGCCGCTCTGGGCATCAGGTTCACCGTGGTGCCTCGCATTCAGGACAAGGCGGACGCAATAGAGATGGCCCGGAGCCTGTTCAAGCATTGCGTGTTTGATGCGACTCACTGTTCCACGTTGCTCACACATCTGGAAGAGTATCGCAAGGCTTGGGACAGCGTCAACGGCGTGTGGAAGTCTGACCCGGCCAAGACGGATCACAACCATGCCGCCGATGCATTCATGACGCTGGCTCAGGGTGAGGACATTCCCAAAGAGAATATAATTCTAACGTCAGGCACATCAAACTGGAAAACGAAATGGAAAACAAAGAAAGGATAACCTATGCCGCACACCATCCGAGTAGAACGAGCCGACCACGCCTTCGCTGACTTCACGAAGGACACGCCGTGGACAACAGACGACATTAACAAGCTGAAGACCCTGCCACAGATGGTTCGGTTCATAGACAACAAGATGGTGTTTGCCGACCAGATGAACAAGGAACTGGAGCAGGCCGGACTGTCGCTCGGAGCGGCACAGTTTCAGGGACTTTACCGGGCAGAGGTGGACAGCGATGAAAACATGGAAGGCGGAATAATAATACCGTGAGGAGGTAACCAATGGGTGACAGACAATTCAATCCAAAGGAGAGTTATGGATGCGATAAAACGTTTCTTGTTATGGACGCAAGCAAGCTCAAAGACGACATTCCTTTGCTCAAGGCATCCATTGAATCAGAGATTGTGGCGTTCGTTCCTGCAAAGTATCGCAAGCACGTCCGGCGATTCATCAGGATACACGACGCGCCCAAACCAAGCGAAGCTGGCTGGCGTTATACGCCGTACGTAACCGTAAAAACTGGAAAGGTGGATTCGTGAACAGAATAAACTTCATGCGAATGATTGGCCTCAGAGTAGCGGCGGCTGTGCTTCCGTTGCCTGCGACGCAAATAGTGAAGCATCATAAATTCAGACGGCAGGATGTTGGATGGATGATTAGAGATGCTCGTGAACAAATAATCAGGAGAACAAACAATGGAAATGACAGAGACGAGAGATGGGCTGGCAACAGTGTACAAAATAACGATAACCGACGAAGAGATGATCCGGGCGAGTAGCGGTACTCCTTCGGTCATTCTTACCGGGGCGCAGAACGTCAAGACTTCAATGTGTTGCAAGCTGATGGTTCTTTCAGGGCTGGCTGGGAAACTGGAAGAGGAAAAGTATCTGGCAATAAAAGCAAAGGAACGTGAGCAGGAACTCAAGGAGGCAATAGCGGCAAATGATCCCACGTCCAATTAAATCCTATCGTGCAAGTAACGGCGCAATCGGGTTCAAGTTCGACGTAAAGGACTTCCCGGACGGCGAGGCCAACGGCCTGTACTACGTTCGTGGAGCGATCTGTTGGCCAATACGCGACGACATAAAGGACACCTCGCGTGGTTATGCCATCCTTGCGGCACAGTCGCTGGCAACCAAGTCAATCGTCGTGTTTGAGTCTACGCCATTCACGAACATTGAGAACGTGGTCGAGGATAACAAACTGGTGTGGGAAGGACTGGAAGACTGGTTCCGGGCCGTGTGGCAGAAGTACATTGCCGACTCGTTCTACTGGTCGGGCAACGCCGACACACATTTCCAGTACCAGCTTCAACTCATCCGGTGCAAGGACGTGGTGCCCCAGCCATGGATGATTGAGATACGTATCCCCGACCAAAACGATGCAATCAATACGCTGTATAATTTCAAAGCGAAAGGACTGCTGGTTCTCGACGAGGAATCCTCGCTGGTAAACGACCTCATGATATGGGAGCAGTCAGGCCGTAAACAACCGATGGCTTCCGTTCAGGCATTGCTTACGCTGGTGTACGGCATGGGCAAGTATCCATTCAAACCAAACGCGGAGGAATAATGATGAGGCAGGCAAATGGTACAAACAACAAACAACTGAAAGGATAAATAATGGTAGCAGAAAACAAACCAAGTGAAGAACCCAAGCCGCCTATCATCTCGCAGAAGGATATTCTTGCCGAGGCCGTCCGGCAGACCCTGCAGATGACAGTGATGGAGCCAATGATGGAGGTCATTACAAATTATATGACCGAAGTCAGGTCGGAGTGGGACAAGGTCAAAAACGTTATTGAGCCGTTACTTCGTGGCAAGTTCAGCCAGTGTCAACACTGCGGATCGTTTGCCCTGAACGATATGGCCTGCGAGGACTTGAAGTTCATCTGTCCTACGTGTGCGCTGATGTCGCAGTGGAAGTTTCACGACAAGACTGGAAAATATACACTGGAGAAAATAGAACAATGAAAAAGAAACCGCGCAAGATGTGCATGAGTAGATTTGCGGCGTGTACCTGCAAGCAGAAAAAGAATCACAAGGGACAGCATGAATGTATCTGCGGAATTATGTGGAGAGGTAAGTCAAAGAAATGAATGACAGCATGATATCAAAGGCAGAATGGAAGAGGTACTGCGTCGCGCTGAAGGACGTGAACACCAAGCTCGGCCAACTGGCAGAGCAACAGCACAACGATATCAAAGAGATAATAACCATGTGCGACATGAACCCGGTATTGCGGTTTCTTATGGCGGCGTGGATCGTCAAAGATATTCGGAACATCATCAATAAGTACCGAAAAAACGTCGTCAAGCAGGGAGATTTAACCGATGAAGATAGCGCGAAAGAACACGTTGCGAAACCGAACACCTGAGACGTGGGCGATTCTCCTGAACCAGATTGTTTCTTACAAGACGCGCATAGTCTGCGCCAACATCGTCTGGTGGGATTACCTGTCCGACAAGCTTGAGGCGTCAGAGTGGCCTTGCATTCGTGAGTATCAAAAATGCTGGAACGTTAAGGTAAGATGGATAAAAGCTGGACTGATTCGCATCGGATATTTACCCGAGACGGCAGAGCATCGCGCAAAAACTCCGTACAACAATTAGAAAAATCCGTATGAATTGATATTTTTCCTGCACATTCACTTCAACCGCATGAATAAAAGGCGTTCTGCTTATTTTCCGTGTGTGTAAATTCAGCCTCGTTTGCCCTTCACTCCGTTTTGTTGCAAAATATTTCTGTGTTGAATAAGCGTTTTTCGCTTTGAACCAGTCACGGAGGATGTTTCGCATGAAGATGGTATCGCTCAAGCTCCCTAAGAAATCCAAGAACGAATTAAAAGAGGGGCCTATCTCTCCGTTGTCAAATGAGTACCCCTACGATTCCAGACTAACCATTCGCGATGAACCCTTGAAGAAAATGACGGAGATATACGACAAAGTCAATGTGGGCGATATCGTCATAATCAAGGCAAAAGCTAAAGTAATATCCGTATCGGAAAGCAAATCACAATCCCTTGGTAACGAAAAAAAACATGAGGAGTGCCGCATAGAACTTCAACTCACGGATATCGGTTGCGAGATGGATGATGACGGCGCGATGGAAGAAGGGTTTGCCGAGGGTTCAGAGGACAAAAAGGAGGAATGATTTTGCCGGATGTAATCTCAACATGGATTAAGTGTCAGTACGACCGAGCGGACAAAAACCGCTATGATTTAAATAAAAAATGGGAAGATAACCGCTCCAATTTCCAAGGCAACCTGTTTTCAGAGAACGACGATACGGGAACGAACACGAAATGGAAGAAGGACGAGGGCGAAGGCTGGCGGTCAAAGACACATCCCGGCGCAACACACCAGAAAGTAATTTCAGCCCTTGCCATTGTTCTGGATACAATGCTTTCAGGCGGCTCAATTCCCTTCATGCTCAAGCCAAGCCCGTTCAACAAGCATCGCGTGCGTACCGCCGAACCTATTGATCCCAAGGCGGTGGAGAAGGACGTCGAGTTTATGTCTGACCTGATTGACCAGCAATTTTCCGACTGCAAGGCCGAACTTCACTTCACAAAGAACTGTCTATCGGCGGCATTGTACGCGTGGACTTATGCGAAGATGGTGGTAAAGCCCATAAAGCGGTCTGGATACGAGCCTGTAACGCTTGGCGAGATTGAAGGAATTACCGACTGGAACCGAATCAATACTCCGCAGGAATGGCGCAAATGGGAGGAAAGTTTCAATGCACCGCATTGGCAGTATATCCCGGTGTGGGATATCTTCCGCGATTGGGAGACTGACGATCTTACTGAATGTGGGTTTATTATTCACAGGCAGATTGTGAACAACTGGTGGTTGAGACAGAAAAAGAGCAAGCCATTTTTCATTGACGATAATCTCGACAAGGCAATCGCTCGCGTCAAGAACGACAAAACCAAGTCCAGTTCTTCTGTGAACAGCAACGAGGATACGTCCAATATGTCTCCGGCCTTACGTAACTTCGTAAATTACCGGGTGAACACAAGACAGTGTCTTGAGTATTGGGGCCGGATACCACGCGACATCGTGGAAGAGTTCGAAAAGGATAACAGCGGTCTGAATACTCGCGGAATCGTTGGCGATGGCTCTGACGATGGTGATGAAGTTGAGGTGTGCGCCATATCCGTGGAGGGCGAGGATACAATTCGCTTCGTTCGCACCACGCCGGACATGAGACCATTCTCGCAGGCCAAGTGGGAAGATATCGGGGACGAGTTTATGCCTCGCGGCGTTGCGGATAACTGTCAGGAAATGCAGACCGTAATACAGGGGACTATCCGAGGCATTGAGGACAACGTCAAACTTGCAGGCAATGTCATTCTGGCAATCAAGGAACGTCTGGTAAAGAATATGCCGAAGTCATTCAAGCCGGGAACTCGCGTTCTGCTTGCCGAGGAATGCCAGAAGGCTGGCGATGCCATCCAGCAGATTACCATTGCGGATATGTCCAGCGGACTCATGGGCTTGCTCAATCTTGCCAAAACGCAAATGGAAGAAGACAGCATGGTTCCCAAGATTGCACAGGGTATGGTTGAGGCAGTTGGACAGACGGCGCGTGAGGTAAGCATCCGGCAGGCACAGGCTTTAAAGTATCTTGGCATGGCAATACGAAACATTGACACCGGGCTGATAGAGCCAATGGTTAAGATGTTCTACGATTACAACATGGAAGATCCGGAAGTCAAACAGGGCAAGGGCAACTATCTCATTCAGGCACTGGGCTTTTCCAGTTTCCAGAACAAGAACGAACGGCTAACGAAACTCATGCAGGCTCTTACGCTGGCATTGGCACAGCCAAAGCTGGAGGCCGAGACGAAGATTCGTCAATGTTGGGAAGAGATTATCAAGGCAATGGACGTTGACCCGGATATGTTCCTGAAAACTCAGGAAGAGAAGGACAAAGAGCAGGAAGAGGCCATGAATAACCCGGCACTGCAACTTGAGATGGAAGGGCAGAAAGCCGTTGTCGAAAAGGACAAGGCCGCCGCGCTCAAGGATAGAACAGATGCGGCACTGAATCTGGCACAGGCAAAGGATAAGACCGTCGATACCGACGCCAAGACTGAACTGCTTAGTCTGGAGTTAGGCCAACCCGGACAGGCAGATGTGCCGGCCGACGTTGCCACACAGCCGCCTGAACAGCCGGAGCCGGGCATAGATGCCGGAATCGGGCCAGTTCCGCAGGAAGGCGCGGAAGTACCTGCAGAACAACCAAACGAGGTGATCGTGTAGTATGAACCTGGAACGAGAATATGGGCTAGACGAGGGAGAGGTAAATTCGCTGGCGCAGATAGAAGATTCGCCGCCTGCGCTGGCAATTCTCAAAGTTGCCTTGGCGATACACAAGAGGGAGACGAAGAAAATCATGGATGGCCTGACGGGAGTTAACGAAGCTGAGCCGCGCAATGATTATCGTCATTCTATAGGTGCGGCAAGTACAGCCGCAAAAATATTAGGGCTTCGAAATGAAGCTCTCGAACAACAAAACATAACAAACAGCAGGAGGTAAGGATGAAGACGAGAATAATGTCAGTATTTGCCAGCATGATCTTCGCAGGCGTTTTGATCGCTGGAGACGTTCCCGAAAATATGAATTTCCGGGGCGACGTGAACTTCGACAAGAGTTGCAACATCAAGATAAACGGAACAAAGGTGACGGCCACTGCCGCTGAAATTAATCAGCTTGCAGAGACCGTTCTTTCGGTCGAGACAATGAAGATTGAGAGAGTTGAGTCAACAACTGGTGGCTTCAGTGGTATGCCGCTGGCGGCGTCACCCAATCAGTCATATTTTCTTCTGGAAGATTTCTATCACTACATGACGGACACCAACATTCCTGCAGTACGTGTAAACGCATGGAAATATGCTGGTGACAGCACCGACAAGACAGGAACGACTATTGCTATTGGAGCAGGCGGAATTTTGAAATACATTCCTACTGGTACGGCGAACGACGAGCAGTACATTCAGTACACGCCTCTGGCTACTGAAGGTGCGTTTGGAATTGCGTCGAACAGCGAAAAGAGAATGTGGTTTGAAGCGCGGATCGCCGGGCCACATACGAATGCACCCAGCTCAACGTTTATCGGCTTGGCGACCAATGGGTCGTCTGCGGCTGACTTTATGGTTGATGATTCAGGCCGGATGACCACCAATGGCGCGTTCATGGGCTTCTGGTGCAACTCTTTGAATTCGTCCAACAGGTACTGGAACTTTATCGCTCACAAACCGCTTGCAACCTATGCGGCTACTCCAATAACGACCAACGGCGTATTAAACACTTCGCTTGGAACTTATAAGCGGCTTGGTTTCGCTTATGATGGTGTGAGAACTTTGACGGCATACGGCGATGGCACATCCATCGGATCGTTTACGGTAAATAATGCAGAGTATCCTCTGAATGTTCAAATGATGCCCGTTATGGCAGTGAAGACATTGGCCACATTCGTTCCTACGAATTACATAGACTTCATTTATGTGAACGAGGAACGGTAAACGTTCGAGCGTGAGCAATAAACAACAAGGAGAATGAGCATGAAGAAGGATGAATCAGTGAAAGCACCTGAAGCGAAAGCACCGGAAGCACCAGCGCAGGCTGATACTCCCAAAGTGCCAGAGCCCGTAAAAGCACCGGAAGCACCAGCGCAGGCTGATACTCCCAAAGTGCCAGAGCCCGTAAAAGCACCTGAAGCGAAGAAAGTAATCGCGCCCGATGCGATGACCATATTGACCATGAAGTTTAATGCCCTTTGCAAGTTGCAGGGTATTTCGTTCAAAGAGGACGCCGGACGGTTTATCGCGGTTCGATAAATCGTTTCGGATGGGTTAGAAACAATAACAAAAAGGAGATGACCAATGACAACTGATGCAGATGAGCCAGTGGATCAAGAGTCACCGGAACAGGATGCCGCTTTCGATGAAGAGGCCGCCAAGCCGGGTCTGGAATCTGATGGGGCTGTAAAGCTTCCTGATGATGACGAGAAGAAGGACAAGAAGTCCGAGAAACCTGCGCCAAGCAAGGCAAAGGAACCGGAAGAGAATGACGACAACAAGGAAGATAAAGAGGACAAGCCAGCGGACAAGAAAGAAGAATCCGAGTCTGGTGAAGAGGATATTCCAAAGACTGCGGCTGAAAAGGCAGAAGCCGCCGCAAAGTCACTGGAAGAGGGCAATGGCGATGATCGGCCCGAAAGCGTCCTTGATATTCTTCCTGATTCCTACGCATGGGCGAGGGATGTTGTCGGAACAGACAAGTTCAAGTCTTTCGTTCTCAAACAACCGAAGGCAGTGCAGAAGGCGGCAACATCGGGCGATCTTGATGACTCCATGTACGTTCTTGATCTTTACAAGGCGGCACAGGATGGAAACAGCGAAGTCAAACCTCTAAGTTCTGAAGCCAAGGCAACCGTAAGTTCTATTGCCAAGAAATTTGGTGATACGAAGTTCACGGCCCCGGATGGTTCTGAAAAAACCATCAAGCAAATTGCCGCTGAATACGGCAACGAGGAACTCCTTGAGGCCATTGGAGCGATGGCGCAGGCCATGAACGCTGAAAGCCTCAAGAACATGAAGCCTGTAGAGAAGAACGAGACTGTAGACAAACTTCAGGCACGCATTGACAGCATGGCGGCAGAGCAGGCGTACTGGGAGGAAGTCCTTGACGCTCATCCGGACGCCAAACGGCTGGCAAAGAAAGGCAAGATTGGTGAATGGGTTAAGACGCAGTCTCCGTCAGTACAAAGATTGTATCGCTCAAATAATCCTGAACATTCCATTCTTGTTATCGATGCCTACAAGGAGTCCGTTGCGAAGGCCGTCGAGACCGAGGCAGACGAAAACTCCAAGGGCAAGAAGCGAAATATTGATTCACTTCATTCTGAATCTTTAACAGGAAAGAAGGTAGTGAAACATAGCAAGAGTGGAAAAACACCCGAAGAAGAAGAGGACGACGGGTTTAACGAAGGAGCGAAATAGAAGTATGAATATCAAAGCCGTCAAGGAAAGGGCGATGTCGATAGATACGAGCAAAAGCCTTCTTGACGGCTTGGTAGATAAGTCAGTCCAACACCGATGCTCGGTATGTAACAGCATTATTGCTGTGGGTTCCGTCAAAGGTGTTTGGGAAATAAGGTGCCGACGCTGTGGGTTCTTCAACAAACAGGGTTCGGCGTAAAAAAAAAGACGTGAGCCAGAGTGGGTCTTGAATCCGCCAAAGTGCCTGTCAAAAACAAACAGTAAAGGAGGTTCAAGAGAATGAACACAACGACAAGCATAGGATACAGGACAAACGGATTCGCCGTTGCGAGACTCCTGAAACGCGCACAGGCAATTATGACGCTGGAACGTTTCGGCCAAGTTGATCCGCAGGGCAAGAATAAGTCAACGACTCGGAAATTCAGAAGGGTTGAGGCTCTGCCTGCGGCTATTGCGCCCATCGCTGAAGGCGTGGCCCCGGCTGGTCAGACACTTCAGGTAACCAACATTTCGGTTACACTGGAACAGTACGCTGATGTCGTCCCGTTCACGGACGTTATCGAGGACACTATCGAGGATAATACCCTTGATGATATGACCAAGCTGGTCTCTCAACAGGCGGCTGAAACCAAGGAAACGATTCGCTTCAATGCTCTCAAGGCAGGAACGAACGTGTTCTACGGCGGCACAGGCACGACCAGAGCAACGGTAAATGGAACGATTACACGCGCACTCCTGCGTAAGGTGTTCCGCTCCATGAAACGCAATCGCGCACAGTTCATCAGCGAGATTGTTGCCGCTTCCGCGAAAATCGGAACGCAGGCAGTCAGTGCGGCTTACTTCGCGGTAGGTCATACCGATCTGGACGCCGACCTGAACGACGTTACCGGGTATAAGAGAGTCGAGCATTATTCAGACTCCAACAAAGCCCTTCCAAACGAAGTTGGTTCTGCGGAAAACTTCCGTTTCATATTGAGCGATCTGTTCAGCCCGTGGCTGTCCGCTGGTGCGTCTGGTTCGACATACCTTCAGGCCGGAACGACCGGAACGGGTGCTTGCGACGTTTACCCGTTGCTGGCGTTTGGAACCGATGCGTACGCCATTGTCCCTCTTCAGGGCAAAGGCGCAGTTAAAATCTATGTCGTGAATCCCACGGCTAGTGCCGCTGACCCGGTTGCTCAGAAGGGTACCGTTGGTTGGAAGATGTATGATGCATGCGTCATACTGAATGATAACTGGATGGCGCGTATGGAAGTCGGCGCATCGCAGACACCTTCGTAATATTGAAGGACAATAACGAACGAAACAATAACCTTTAAGGAGGGTTAAATATGAAAAGTTTGAAACGAGTAATGGGAACATTTCTTGGTTCCGGGGCGGCAGTATATCTCTGCACTGGAGCCATTCCTATCTACGCCAAGATAACCAACATCACGAACACTACCAACCCGAATTTCATCGAGTGGTCGCGTCACATGATTCAGGGTTATCTGGGCTATGGAGGAATACTCATGACCGGGTCAACGGGTGTTTTTACCAAGGCGACTACGGCAGGCGTGTTCCCCTACGAAGGTGGAGACCTGATGACATCAACCAACCAGACAAGTCTCGTGGCAGGCCACGCGGTGTACCTTGGATGGGATGAGAAAGACTATCGCTCCGACTATACGTACGGTGCGGTAACGGAAGGCACTCCGATAAACACATGGACAAACGATGGAACGACCACAGGTCATTTCAACAGTAATCTCGTTGCCAGTGGTTACCGTATTGGTGTTGGCTCCATAATCAGGATCAAGGAAAACTCCACTGGTCTTGTAAAGGAAGCCTCCATCATAACATGCGCTGGTGCTACTACCACAACGTCGGCATATGTGACCTTGAGCCGCACAATCGGCACAGGAAGCATAACGTTCATTGGCGGTATGTACACTCTAATGCCCATCGCGTTGGGAAAGACGACCCCGGCAGGTCTGTGCGATAAGGAAGTTACGTTCAATGTCCATGATGAAGTCCAAGTTTTTGACTTCCAGATGGAAGCGTAATTGGTTGTTTGAAAATTAATGGGTGGCAGGGTTCATCCCCTGCCGCTCAATTAAGGAGGTTCAAAATGAAGGAACTCAAACGAGTTACAGGATGTTTCAAAGGCACAGGCGCAACAGTGTATCTATGCGTTGGAGCAATTCCTGTATATACAAAAATTCAAAATCTCACTCATGCCACGTATCCGCTCTTCATTGAGTGGTACCAGCCCATGATAAAGTATTCTGGTTCTTATGGCGGCATCGCCATGATTAACGACACTGGAGTCTTTACCTATCTGACTACTGATGGTTTTGAGATTTATGAAGGTGGCGATTTGCTTACGTCTGTAAACCAGACCAGTGTTGCTTACGGAGAAGGCGTATACCTTGGATGGGATGATAAGGATTATCGTGCTGATTCAAATTACGGAACCAATGGGGCCGCAATTAATAAGTACACGCAGGATGCTACAACCACCGGGCATTTCAATGCCGACGGAGTTGCATCCGGATGCAGGATTGCAGTTGGTTCGATTGTGAGAATTAAGGAGAATGCAAGTGGTCTTGTTAAGGAAGCGTCCATAACGGCTCTTACGTCTACTCCTACTTTCACGACTGCTACGTATGTAACGTTGAGTCGAGCAATCGGAACTGGCGATGTGATCTTTATCAGCGGTGCATATAGTCTTTGCCCTATTCCTCTGGGCAAGGTTACTCCTGCTGGTGTGAAAATAACTGATACAGCGGTAAATATTGACGCGGCATCAGTTGTATTTGAGATGGATATCGAAAGTCCGTAGAAGAAGTTATAAGCCGGGCAGGTATGGTATCAACCCCATGCCTGCTCTTAATCAACGGTTGATAATGACAAAGGAGACACAAAATGAGCCGAGAGCCTAAAAGTAAAGTGACAGGCCAAGAGCCGGAAGCAGTGCAGTCAGGGGAACAGCCAGTGGTTAAGGTAGAAAATCCAATAACGGGTGAAGCAACATCGTCAGTGGTGATAAAACGGAAGGACAAGTTCCTGAAGGGAATGTGGGCGAACAAGTCCGATCCGAATGAACCTGACAAGGTTGTCATCACCGTTAATGGCGAACCCATAATGTGGCAACGTGGAGTGGAGACAATAGTACCCGAGTGTTATTACTTGGCGGCCAAGGATGCCGTGTACAACAAGTATTCGGTTAAGCCGAGCGAAGGCCGCAAGGTCTCCGCAAGGATAAGCCGTTTTCCGTTCACAATAACAGGGGAATCCACGTATGACGAGTTTAGGGCCGCATTTGCCGCAGGAAGCAAATTCACAAGAGAAGCGGTAGCCATTCATGGATTGAATATACCTGTAGCCAAGAGTGTTCCTCAATTGGATTAAATTGAGGATGATATCTTATGACAGTCCAGAACGTTATTGATAAGGTCAGGTTACTGCTTGGTGATACCGTAACAACCTACCATTGGAGCGACGCGACTCTTATATCCAAACTCAATGACGCAATGGAAGAACTATGGCGCAGGCAGAGTTCAGCATTTCATTTAACTACGGTCATATACACCAAGCCAGCAGATGTTTCAGCAGTTGTAGACACGGTTCCTGTACGAGACGATCATCGGCAGGAACTTGTCTATTTCATGTGCTACCTGTGCCTCGTTGAAGATCAGGACGATCAGGTAAACATCAATCTGTCGCTAAAGTATTACGATCTGTTCGAGAAAGGATTATCCTAATGGCTGAATTTGCACAGCTTACAGATATGTATCCCATCATGATTCCACGGCTTCATGGGATTAACACTCCGATACTTGATCAGGCTCTACAAGAAGGATTGAGGACGTTCTGCTTCGATTCAGAAGCATTCAGGGAGGAGTTGCCCCCCATTGACCTCGAAGATGATATCATTGATTATACCCTGACACCTTCCTACGACTGCCACGTTAAGCGTATTGCCAACCTGTGGCTCCGGACGGCTACGGATGTTACAAACGACTACGATGGCACGTTACAAGACCCAAGTCTTTATGAATTTACCCTTCCGGATGCGTTGAGGCTCGATCTTTCAATTGAACCATCTTCAGACATTACCGACGGGCTGGTGGTTGAAGTTGTTCTTGTTCCATATCCCATTCAGTCTGGAACGGACACCTTTTCACCGGAGTTCATAAACGAATGGTACGAGGGTATAATGTACAAGGCGTTTCACCTTCTCATGGCCATGCCAGGCGAACGCTGGACAAACACTGACTTGGCCCTGTACTACGAGAACCAGTATAAAATAAGGGTGACAGATGCCATTGCGGAAGTGAGTTTGAAAAACAACACAATTCTTGACGGTTTCGACGGGTGAACTATGACAACAGAGGCGTGTACTATAACGTTTAATCTCTCAGCGTTGACAGCAACGTATTCCAAGGCTATGGCGAAGAGAGAACATGTTCCACTGGTCTGTAGTAATGTTACCGGATACACGGCGGCCAACATGTACGCCAAGCTGTGCAAGTCAAATGATGGCGAAGAAGTAACGCATTCCCATTTTACGCTGTCCGGGGCCACGTTTGTCGGGGAACTTGAACTGGATGCCGCTGGCGTTCTGGCTTTCTTCGAGACTGCCAATGCTACCCCTTTAAAACGCTTGAGGTTCACGCTGAAGCTCTACGCCAACGCAACAGGCACTGGAACACCGATAATCACCGACGATGAGGTCTATATCATCAATAACCCTTTTACATCAGCAATGGAGGCTTAATCAATGGCTGGCACAACAAATCTGACTGTGGTTATAGACCTGACGACAAAGACTGTCACCCTGACAGGCAAGGTATCCATCCGGGAAAATGTTATCCTGCACATCACCGGGTACGGCACAGCCGGCGCCGCTGACCTGCACTGCGCCATTGTTTACGATGATTCACTCATGGCGCATCTCACGCCGCTTGTAAACTATACCACGTATATCGGCGGAACGTTATCCACAAATACCACTGAGATTGTGGCGGAGTTTTCACGAAAGAGTTCAGCCGCACACCTCCGCATGAGTTTCGTGATATGGGATACCACGTATAACTGCCTGCTCGTCAACGACTGGATCAAGGTCTATAACAATCCTTACGATCCAAGCATGGCTGATCCGACAGCAGTAGACCCTATAGGTGGCGTTGAATATGCTCCACTGGCAAATGGCGTAACCGGAGGTGATTCCCACACGCACGAGAATGGAGACGGAGCAAGTTTGTCATCGTATTACATGAGACGAACACCTACGGGCGGCTTCTTTAGACAGTCAACAGACGGAAATGATATTGAATTGAAAGATAGAATTTTGGGAACATGGCACACACTCCTCCTCGCAAATGGCAGTGTGTCTGTTGGCCCAGCGGTATAAAAGGAGACAGCATGATGAGAAAAATAGTCATTTTTTTGGCATTGACAGTGACATCGTTTTCTGTCTCTTTCGGTGCGGCCACAAATGTCATGCCAGAGAAGGCCGCAGTCATGGCAAACTACACAAATTATTCAATTGTGTGGCCCACAAATACATCTCAATTTCTGAACTCAAACGATATCGCAACCATCACGCTGGCAACCGCCATAAGCAATGCTCTGAATGTAAAACTAACGAACGCAACCAATAATATCTACGGGTATGTTGCAAGCTCCAACGATATGACCAACACGCAAATACGTGTGGGCCGCATTGAGGGCCGGACAAGCACATGGAATCAGGCTTCAATCGACGCCACAGCCTTCACAAACTTCTGGTATGGCAGTTCAGAGTCCGGAGCCGCAAATTGGGTGCTGTTGACCAATGGAATGATCTCGTGGAATGCGGCTTCGAGCAGTTCCATCGCCACGACCAATGAATTGTGGTGGCTGGCTTACGGCAAAACCAACCAAGTGGGCTTGAGGGCGGTAGATACGAACACGCTTTCCATCCGCAACTCAGATGATTCTGATTACGGTAATTTGATTGTGAGCAACCTGACGGTAATGGGAACACAGAACACCTTTAACGTCAACGTGATTGATGTAGAGACGAACAGGATCAAGCTCAATTCAAACATTTCCGCTGGTGCGCCTATTCTTGACGCCTACATTTACAATCGCCGGGGCGACGAGAGTAACGCCATGATCAAGTGGAACGAGACAACTGATCGCTGGTACTTCGGCATTGAAGGAGGCGACGTTCAGGACACAACGCTATGGGTATCAAACCACAATACCTATTTCGGGAGTATGTTGAGTTACACACAGGGATGGAACAAGGCTTCAAACGATGCTTATCTGGCAACCAACTGGATCGCAACAAACACGCTCTGGACAAATGTGCTCAATATTCAGGCTCAGACGGGATCATGGATACAGGCTCGGACGGATTCCACAGCCTTTACAAACTGGATATATCCGGCTGGCGGCACAAATTACTGGAACTGTCCGTCGAACATTATCAATGCCGCGTTTACCAACATCACGCCCGGCGCGAACATTACTATTGTAACCAATGGACGCAATCTTACGGTGGTAGGAACCATAAGCGGTGATGTAGTGACCAACGGAGGCAATACCACAATAAGACTTACTCAGCGCGGAACCAATTACCAGCTTGTTGGTGAAGCTCAAATCGGATGGACGAACGTTGTAGGAACATCGACTTGGGTAAGTGTAGGTCTCAACTTCCAGAACGGAACGAATACCTCGTGGCGCAATGACCACGGAACGAATATTCTTGAAGTGCCGTCAGCAGGGCTTGGCGATGTAATCGCCGCGAACTATAACACCTTTGCCAACAGTAACGCTTTCAACGGCAACGTCCGAATTCATGGAACGAATATTGAGACTAAACTTGAGGCGGCTATTCTGACGAACGGATACCATGAAACTACTATCAATACGCTTGTCACTTCCAACGGAACCCAGCAAACGCAGATCACCAATAACACGCAACTGACTATAGGACACACGAATCTTATGGTCGCAGATGCGCCACATGGGATGACAACGGTCGCGCTTGTGCCGTCTAATTCAGTGTTCTATGCAGACGGACGTATTTCCGGAGACAGAAGCGTGTGGGGTTCTACATTAAGCTTGGACGATATATCATCAACGGCCTATGGATCTTTAATAAGAGGAAGCAAAACAGATGGAGGAGCCGGAACAGGAACAGGAATATATTTAATAGGGCCGTATTCAGAAGGATGCGAACAGGCTGGAAGTTGTCAGGGTTATGTTTCAGTTCTTACAAATTCTTACGCAACTATGCAGAGATTATCAGTGTCTGTATCGGGGCGTGCCGTAATAGGGTCTTATACGCATGCGGCCCAACAATACGGAACCGTTAGATCAGGAGCAACGGCCACAAATACAGGAAGCGGATCAATACAGATTTTTGATTTATATACCAATGAACTTGCTTTAATGACGGGAGTTGGATCAATAGGCTTGGGGGCCGCAACAGTTACAAACGACGAAAGCCTGGTAGCTGGAGACGGCAATGTTTCTCATGGCATTGCCACTGTAACCGCAAATGGTTTCTATTCGACCAATGGTGCAGTCGGTTTTGTCGGCAACGGCTCCGGACTGACCAACATCCCCTACGCCACTACAGCCAACACAGCAAGCAACGTAATCAACGCCGTAAGTTACTCTACCAACTCTGGCACAGCCAACACAGCAAGTAATATGAGCGTTTCTCACGCCACGTATATCGTGCCTTATGGAGTTACGCAGACAATCTCCATGGCTTACTATGATCAGACCTTGCTTGACATCACGAATGATTGCGTATTTTACATAGACACCACAGCATCAACAACGATGAGCCACAATGTACGGTTTAATTGGGTTGCGAGTACGAACGCCATCACATGGTTCACAAATTGTTTCTTCGGTACAAATCTTCAATATGGGCTTGGCAGTGGCTTGATGCGAAACAAACGTGGTGCAGGCGAGATGTCGTCAGCCATATACGATCAACCAGCATACTCAATAAAGGGGACATGGTGGCCGCTATGAAAGACTTATACGCAAATAAATTTACAGGTGAGAAGAATATACCGGAAGAGAAGGTGCCAACAACGATTGGCAATACTCAGTTTGTCATAAGCAATCCACCACCGCTGTTTTACATCTGCGGCTGGCGAAAGCAGATTGACATTGAACTTGCACCAGTAGGGTTCAGGGTAGCTGACTATGCCGTTGAGGATATGGACGGCAAGAATTGTCGTTTGAGAATTGCGGCGGCAGTGAATATTGCTGACGAGAAAGCTCAGTCCGAGATTGCGGCTCTGACGTATGCAGAGACTATCGCACAGGCGAAGGTTGACGCTGACGTCAAGGCTGGCGATCCGGCGAACTGGTCAAAGGAAACCCGTACTGTGATTGCCCTATTACGTGAAATAGGCAAGGTTGAGATGGATGACAAGACATGGAATGATTTACTGAAAGCAACATGGGGTAAACTTGCGAAATGAAACGTAACCTTATAACTCGCCAATGCAGTTTTATAAGTAATTTCTTTCTGTGCATTGGAACCGCCACAGTTATTTGTGGCTTCGTATCCCTCGCCTACGCTGGCCGGATGCAGGATTTGCTCATGGCAAGCAGGGCAAGCATGGTAGAGGCAACTGGAACACCGGTTGCCAAATTCAAGTATCCGCAATGGTCTACGGCATCAATGTCGGCTTCCAACGCTCCTGCGCCAGCAATGGTTTACGCCAGTTCAGTATATAGCTCCAGTTATTTGCCTTGGTACGCTTTCGATGCGTCGTTATTTGAAGCTTATACAGGATTAAGGTGGGCTTCCGAAGTCGGATCGCCGCCGGAATGGATTTTGTACGACTGTGGTTCTGGCAATAGCAATGTTGCCAAGACCCTCGTAATTAACAATCCGAGATTTGGAAATAATGATACTTTTATTTTTCAGGGTAGTAATGATTCAACTAACTGGACGAACCTCGCAGCGACGAATACGCTTGCGAATTATTCTGTTCATTATTTTTACAACAGTTATGCAACTACCAACTTTGACTATTACAGATATTTTCGAGTTAACTTTACGGTTATGCCCGACACTTTGGTATCCGTCTGTTTTATGAAGATAACCTCGGCAGTTCAAATCAGGCCATCAATGACATCCTTTAACACGCCAGCTCCCTATGTTGTGACGCAGAGTTCGTTAAGCGCTAACGGAACGAATCAGGGCGGCCATTGCGCCTTTGACAACTACGAACTGGATGATGTCAATTATTATCACAGGTGGATTGCCACAAACGAGTTCCCCGCATGGGTAAAGATAGACATGGGCAGTAACGTGCTTGTTAATGGCTTCGGAATTGATGCGGCAAATGGATGTCCAAGTAATTTCATAATATCTGCGTCCATCAACGACTCCGACTATACAACCTTGGTCACAACTAACCTCGCTAATTCGCAGTATGCCATGCCCGGATGCACTTTATACCAAGACATTGTAACGACGAGCACGACTGCGTATCGGTTTTACAAATTTACCGCAACCGATACATGGACAGGTGCGGCGGCAGAACTCTGGGAAATACTACTTTGGCAGTATGAGGTTGAATAAAGGAGCAAAATGAAAACACGTCATCTATGCGATGAAGAACGTGAAGAAATAGCGGTGGGCAAAATCACTTGCCTGATCGTTCTAGCAGTTTTCGTACTTTCCTTTTTCGTATGGGGGTGCAAGACGCCTGACCTGCCGGACATTGACATACCCGACATCATCACGCCAACGACGACGACAACTACGTTGCCACCTGTAACGACAACCACCCAGCCGCCTGAAGTCGAAGATAGCGACGAGAATAACATTGTCCCTGAACAACAGTATCCACCGCGTTTTGACACCATAGGCGCAACAGAATTACAGTTCAAAGGCGGTCTGAAATACAATGCCGAAAACTCACGCAAGAAGCTGAAAATCATCTGGCCGTCAAAGTACATTAACAAAATAGCTTGGTGTGTAGCATTTGGCGATGGGTATCAGGAAGTAATTAAGCGAGCGTTCCCGAATGAAGGCGGCCCACGCGCAAGGTTTTATGGTAGTCTGATTTCCAAATTACCACAGGAAATAATTTGCAGGGCGCATATCGTGGAAGATGGAGTAGCAAAGGATATATGGGTGCGGATACCGGACACAAAGAGGACATGGCAATGACCATCGAAAGCGGCACATTTATGTCAGGCGTGATTAACGCCTTTGTGTTTGTCTGCGCTTTGGGCGTAGTTGTTTTTGGGTTACTGATTGTTGTTCCATTTCTGGCATTGCGTAGGGATATAAAATGAGCAACTTCTTTGAGAAACAAGCAATAGAAAGACTGGGGAGAAAATACAACCACTTTTCGTTTAAGACATTTCTGGCTACACTCAAAAAGACCAAGCTCTACGAAATGGACGATCCGAACAAACAAGTAGGCATCACTGAAAAACTGTGGTGGGAGAAGTATGTCGGCAAGGTAACGAATAAGGACGTGCTTGAAGTAGGGTGTGGTGTTAATTATATTGTCCCTTACTGGTTACATACCAAGAACAGGGTAACTGCTTTCGATCCTTGCGCCGAATCCATTTCTCTCCTTACCCAAATTCTGAAGAAGCTCGGTCTGCTTAAAAGCAAACTACGTCTCTTTACGGGAGACATCAGCCTCCTAGTAGACGCCAAGACGTTTGACATCATCAACGTCAACAATGTCCTGCATCACGTCAAAGACAAACCCAGCCTGCTCAAAGCGTTACATGGGTTGCTCGATGATGACGGACTATTGTTGCTTGTGGAACCTAACTATTATTACCCACCACGCTGGATAATTGAAACTGACTTCATGGAGAAATTTAACTTCGTCAAGGCATGGTTCGTAAAGCATAACCTTATTGAGCAGGGAGAGAAAGCGATTGTCTTCAGCGAGTTGAATCGGATGATTGCTGGTGCTGGGTTTGTAATTAAAGTAAACAGGAAAGACTCTAACTACCTTGGCTATGCGATTACCTACTTCCTGAAACCAAACAGTTTCTTGGCAAATGTTCTGTATGCTATTGATCAGAGGATATTGAAATATATTTTGCCGTCAAAGTTTGCGCCTTTTGAATATTTGATACTGGAGAAAAGAAAATGATGCGTAAACTTGCACAAGCTATATGCTCAAATGCCTTACTCAAAATGCAGATTGCGCTGTCATTGGTTATGGCTTTCTTCCTGACCGCCGCTGGATACCGCACCTTCCGGCAAGACCATTGCGAGATATGCGGCGAGAGCAGGTTCTATGTCCGGCTGGCAGTACACCATATCGTTATGCAGAGCGTTGACAAGCGGCTACGTGACGTCAGAAAGAACTGCGTTACCTTGTGCGATCCCCTGATCTGCCGGAAAAATGGTTGCCATTGGCTTGCGGGGCATGGTGGTAAGTCATGGTCATTTGATAATTCAGCCGTAGTGTGTCGGATTTTCGGGGTGACGACGAACGAGATTTACGAGGCGTACTGGAAGGAATGCGAGA